GGTCCAGCCCCAGTTTGCGTATCTGCAGGATTTGCTGGCGTACCTTCTGCTGCTGGTAGAGCTTTAATTCCTGTATTAGCAGCATCTGTTAATTGTTTATTAAGATAGTTTCCAATAATTTGCCCAGCGTTATTAGTAACCGCCGTTGCAAAATCCCCTCCGTTTAATACGGCAGATGCTCCTACTTTAGTGACGGCAGTAACCGCACTTACAACACTACCTAATTCACCAGGGTTCAAGCTATTAACAATATTACCAGCGTAATTAGCTAGTACTGAAGACCCTAAACTATTGCCAATTAAACTTAAAATGTTGCCATTAAAATTACCAGTAGCTGCAGCGGACACTGATGTAGATATAGCATTAGTAATAATATTAGATACTTGGTTTTTAGTTTGTCCAATAGCTTCAGCAATAGCAGATATGTTATCTGCCCCAATTAAACCGTTTGCTATTTCAAGCGAACTAGCGCCAACACCTCCGCCAATTGCGCCTTTAAGAGCTGCTTGTCCAACATTACCACCACTAGCAGCTGCCAGTAAAGCCGAAGTACTAGAACCTAAAATTGCGCCACCAGCTATTGTTGCTGCTGTGCCAGTAAGCCCAACTGAACCACCAATTAAACCTGTTAAGGTAGCTCCCGCACCCCCTAAACCACCAGCACCAGCGGCGTTAGCAAACAATGTACCAGCGGTTGCACCAGAAGCAGCACCGGCTGTGGCTAAAGATAACATTACAGCTAAACCGTTAGCATTTAAAAAATCACCAACGCCACCAAGTCCGTCATTTGATTTAGGTTGAGGGGTTATATCTTGAATAGTAACTAAGGAGCCATCTTTTCGTGCTTTTAGTTTTCCTTCTTCATTAACAAGATATTCAGGAGTTGTTAAAGGTACATCAACACCATTAATTTTAATAGAGGTCTGGTTAGCCATTGACCCCATGCTATAGGTTTCATTTCTGTAACCTTTATTAATATTTGCAACACCTTGCGCATCGCTATATGTGGAATATGGGGGCGTTGCAGAAACAATATTACCTTTAGGATCAACAGAAATTATAGTGCCGTCAGACCGCTGAAATTGTCCTGGAGCTATCATATTAGCTCCATCTAATACTTTTAGTGTATTTACATATCCTTGGGGGCTAACTTTTACTGCACCAGCAATATCAATAACATCTTGTTTATATGTTGAAATAAGAGCATCAACTTCTGCGGCTGTTTTACCTTGAGACATTAGGTTTTCTTTTGCTCTGTCAAGTGTGGCTTGTTTTTCAGAACTATCAAGCATACTCTTAGCTAAATCAGCAATACTAGAACCACCTAATATTGCGTTTTTAAACGCCTTTAAACCTTCGGCATCTGCGTCTCTTTTAAGTATGGTTGCATATAAATCTTTTGCAGCATCGCTGGCAGCTTGGTCTGCCGCTACAGAGTTCCCTTCTGGTGTAAAACCATTTTCTGCATATGCTGATGGAGGTAACCATGATGGCGCTGCTTGGTTTTGCATTTGTTGCTCTGGAGTAGGAGCAGGCACAAAAGTACCGCTGCTATCACCGCCGCCGCCTTGAAAAGAACCGCCATTCCACGTTGATTGATCCCACTCTACAGGACCGTTACTATATTCACCAGCCATATGCTAACCTTTTAATTTTCATAGTTTTTTAATAAAGTGTTTTTCATAAAACTCATACCCTAAGTCTTCCAATATATAAGAATGATCTTTGTATGTTTTAGTAGTGAAAACAACTTGATTAGCCCCTTTTTCTTTCAACAACTTTTCTGTTTCAATAAATAACTTTTTACCTAGCCCTTTGTTCCTAAACTCTGGTTTTATATAACAGAGTTCTTCTCTGGACATCAAACAATCAGGATACCGAATACTAGGAAAAACACTAAATACCATGTAACCAATTAATTCTGCATCGTTTCTACAAGTTAAAACATGTAAAGATCCTGCTTCTTGCCACTTAATATATTGCTTATAATTTGGTTTAAACGTAAATCCATACCGTTCTGTCATATTAATCTCACTCATGTGAGGTCTTAATAAAGCGTCAAACTCAGGTATAAAGTCTTTTAACTGCTCCTCTTGATAAATAATCATTAAATAATTGTTGGTACTTTACCCAATAAAGTTACTGTTCCAGTAGCCGGTTGTATATACGGACCCGTAACTACTTTTAATACGTTAGAGCTGGTTTCTAAATAAACATCGCCAGCCCTTAAATAAGGTAAATCTGCTTGAGTTGGTAAGCTATAAACTTGAACCCCATTTAAACGTTGGCTAAAGTTTAACGCTGAAACAACTGCCGTGCCATTCCTTTGGGTTGCCATCGAGGACGGACCCGCATTATCTAATTGAGCAAAATAAAGCCTTAATACATTGGTTAGTTGATCCATAAACCGCTGGTCATACTCAACTGGCGCAATAGGTAAATTAGGGCTTTTAGTTGTTCCAGTACTCATCTTCGTCCATCTGGTCTGATGTCAATTCTAGGAGATCCTAGTTGCCAAGCCACACCAAGCCCAGTAGATGCAATTTTAAACGCCATTTGGCGACCACGAAGTCTAGTATAAACTTGACCAGTAAACTCTTGTATATTATAAGTTTGCCGAGTTGAGAAGTCATCCCCGCTAGTAACAGCGGGAGAATCCGCTGTACCATACGCTGTACCCGAATTTTGACGGGGTTTAACAGACATAGTTACTGCAGGCAAATTTACGTTAGAACCATTAAAGTTAACGTCAGGCAAGATTCTCCAAACAAAACCAAAATTATGTCCATCACCAATATCAAAATCAGAAGATTGAACATAAGACTCAATAGGTAACGTTGTAGATGTAGAGTTGTCATCTACCCCATATTCATGGTTTAGCAGTCGTCCATTGTAGTCGGCGGCAATAGGATAAGGAATAAGACTAGAATCTAGCCAAGCAGTTCTTGCCATTGTGCCGTAATACCATACACGGTCTAAATAGTTGTAAACAACATATTTATCAATTAAATTAGTGGTTGTATCGTTGCTTACGTAAAACCACCAAACTTCATTATATCCAGCATTGCCACCGCAAAATACTTGATATGCTTGGTCTAAGTTAATATCGGCAAATACGTATTGTCTTAACGAACAGGGTAGAGTTTCAACCCGACCAGAATACATATAGAATTTATCTGTGCCCATCCAGTAAGTTATGTTATTAACTGTGATAGCCGCATTGGGCGACATAATAGAAATGTTATCCATAAGGATATTAAAACCCCAAACATAGGGAGGTCCTAAATATTGCATAGAATACAAGGTTGAGTCGGTCCAGACTAGGATTTCTTGCCGTGTATTAATAGTCTGCATAATGAAAGAACCATGCGAAAGCGTAAACTCACCAGACTGATTAGTTATACTTGGTACCCATTGGTACGCATTTGCTTGGTCTGACCAGCGTACTAGCATCGGATTAAAAGCCGTTGAGGGATTTCCAGAAACGTAAGAGTTAGCCCCAAAAGCTATAACAAACTGTTGAGTAGAAGAAGCAAGAATCTCGTTAGTAGTTGTAGGAACATAAGTACCAGAAAACCCAGCATTGGTAGATAAAGTAGCTAGTGATTGCGCTCTTACTCCAGTTCCATTAACAGCTTGCCAATAATAAATGCCACCGCCTCTAGGGGCAATAACTAAATCTTGTCCATAGTTGTCGTTTGTCCATAACCTAAGTTGTGTACCAACCCCAGAGGCGTACGCAGAACCCCAAGTACCCCGCCCCCAAGAACCCGCACTCCAACCCGTGCCTGATGTATAGATAGCTCCGCCAATAGGGTACTCATAGTTAGCTGTTACGGTGCCACCACCAGAAGCAGACGACGTTGCTGCAGTAGCAGAAGTAATAGTATAAGTTGTCCCGCTCGGCACCGTAGCTACTACGTATTCCCCGTTTATCGTTATTCCACCAACAGAACTTGCACCAGAAAAAACTACATAGTCACCAACCGAAGGGTTATAAGTAGCATCTGTTACAGTTACTTTAGTAGGCGTTGCAGGGTATGATGTTTGGAATGGGTTAGTTAAAACGTTTGTTTTAACGTAAGGGGTAATATCGTTGTAAACACCACCCAAATAAACATAATATTTAATATTAGTTCCAAGACCAATATAGTTATTACTTGATAAATCTACCCAATTCCATAATGAACGGCATAAGCCTAAGAAGGTATTAGCACTAACTTGACCCCAGCCACCTATTTTTTCAGGGTATCCAGAACGAAAACGAATTTTATCGCCGTCATAATAACCACCCTCATTCGA